GCTGTCGACCCCGCCGTATCTTCAAATGAAGGCTCCGACGAAAACGGAATCGTAGGCGTCGGGCTTGCAAGAGACGCAGACGGCTACCCTCGCGGTTATGTCCTAGCCGACAAGTCGTTGAGAGGTTCTCCCGAAGAATGGGCGAAGGCTGCCGTGTCGCTGTACCGAGAACTCCAAGCCGACCGTATCGTAGCAGAAAAGAACAACGGCGGCGAGATGGTGGAAGCCGTCATCCGTTCGATCGACAGGCCGGTACCTGTCACGCTAGTCCATGCATCTCGCGGGAAGCATGTCAGGGCAGAGCCTATTTCGGCTTTGTACGAACAAGGTAGGATTCACCATGTTGGACGTTTTGACCGACTCGAAGATCAAATGTGTCTTTTCTCAATTGATAACCTTCGAGATGAAAACAACGGGTCTCCTGACCGTGTGGATGCCTTGGTTTGGGGTCTTACTGAGCTGTTCGAAAAACTTACTGGACGTCGGCGTGTGCAGAGGGTAGACCAACTCCCTCAAACAACCGGCACGACGAAAAAAGCATGGACGCCTACACAGGCGCAAACAGTGCCGACCTTCTGGATGGCCGGATAAAAAGGGTATCTAAATGAAAGAAGAATTTACCGAAGACGGTTTCAAAGAAGTTGAGACGACGGACTACGAAGACAACGTCGAAAAATCTTATATCCCTGAAGGGTTTGAATCCGTCGAGGACTTTCTTGCAGATGTCCGGGATGAATACCAGAAGGACCTTGAGTTCGACCGTTGGAACCGAGAACAGGCGTTAGACGACAAGAAGTTTGCGGCAGGCGAACACTGGGACCCAGTCGTTCTCCAACACCGTCAAGGTCTTCCGTGTCTGACTATTAACTCCGTCCCTCAGTTTGTTGCCCAACTTGTTGGCGATTGGCGGGAGAACAAGAATGGTATTAAAGTTCTTCCGGGAGAAGACGGCGACACAGATATTGCAAGCGTTCGCGCTGACCTTGTCAGGGCTATTCAAACTCAATCTCGTGCTTCTCGTGTTTATGACAACGCATTTGAATCTATGGTACAATGTGGCGACGGTGCTTTTCGTATCTGCGTCCGTTATGCTCGTAATGACGTCTTTGACCAAGAGATTGCAATCGAACCAATTGACGACGCCTTGTCTGTCGTCTGGGACCGATTCTCGATCGACCCGACTGGACGAGACGCCCGACACGTCTTTGTAGACGACCGTATCTCGAAGAAAGAGTACAACAAGAAGTGGCCCGATCACCAGACATCTGAACTTGGTAGGGAAGTTCTTGGCGATATGGCAGTCGAAGGCTGGATCGACGAAGACGGAGTCCGGGTTACCGAATACTGGCGGATGATTGAACGTAATCGTCTGCTTGCTCTCTTCGAAGACGGGTTCATTAGTTTTATCGACCAAGACAATCTTGAGAAACTGACGGAGGCCCACGGCTCTCCCGTCCGTACTCGGGTGTCGCCTTGCACTTATGCACAAATGCATTTGATTACAGGCTTCGCCATTCTGTCTGGTCCATACGAATACATGTTGTCGCGTCCGCCTATCATCCGTATGTCAGGTCGGGTCGTCAACATCGGGGGTCGTCGAGTCCGTTATGGCCTGGTTAGGTTCATGAAGGACCCGGTGCGTCTTAAGAACTTCTGGCGATCGGTTGCCGCCGAACAGTTAGGCTATGCGCCTAAGGCTCAGTGGATGGCGACGGAGTCGGCAGTCGAAGGACGTGAAGATCAAATCCGCAACGCCCACCTCACGCGTGACCCCCTGCTTGTGTTTAACGACGAAGCCGTCTTTGGCCAGAATGTCCAACGACTTGATCCGCCTGTTCCGCAGGCTGCTCTGTTAAACGAAGCCCAAGTTAACGCCCAAGATATGAAGGATGTAACTGGGATTCATGATGCATCGCTTGGTATTAAGTCTAACGAAACTTCTGGGAGGGCTATCCAAGCACGTCAACGCGAAGGAGATATTGCAAGCATTACGTACTACGATAACGGTAATGCAGCTATCCTTGAAGCTGGCGATGTTGTCAACCAACTTATCGGTCAAGTCTACGATGGTACGCGTATTATCCGCATCATTGGAGAAGACGAGGCCGTAAAGTTTATGAAGGTCAACGACCCGAACGACCCTGCTTCCCCCGACCTTTCTGTCGGTAAGTATGACGTCGCGACTACGTCTGGTACTTCGTACACGACGCGGAGGGTGGAGGCTGCCCAAGCTCTTATGGAAGCCATCCAGGTGTGGCCGCAACTTATCCAGGTTGGTGGTGACATCATCGCGAAGGCTCAAGATTGGCCGGGTGCCGACAAACTGGCTGACCGTCTTAAGAAGACTATTCCGCCACAATTCCTTGAAGAGGGTGACGAAGGTGGTGCGCCGCCTATCGACCCGGCGATGGTTGAAGAAATGCAGATGCAGCTTCAAGCGCTGGCTGCCGAAAATCAACAGCTTAAGGCTGACAAGACTATCGAAATGGAAAAGGTTAAGGTACAGGCTTACGACGCAGAGACCAAGCGTCTGGACGTCGTCGCCTCTGCCGGCCTTGCACAGACTGAACTCGGGATAAAGACGCTACAGGAAGCTATGGCGTCTCCCGACATTTCTCCCTCGACCTCGGGTGGTTCCAACGCTGCTCCCACCCGTTCCCGGTCGTAAACAAAGCAGCACCGGTAAAGGACCGTTAAACCTGTGAATGACAGTAATACTGAACAAGTCGTAGACGACATCAACCTGGACGACTTCTCGAAGGAGTTTTTCCAGACTGAAACGAAAACCGAAACTCCTGTGAAGGAAGACCCGGTTGAAACCGAAGAAGTTGAGGAAGTCGACGACGAAACCTCCGAGGATGATACGAGCCTCGATAACGAAGAAACTCAGGATACCGAAGACGAGGAAGAGGACGAGACTCCTGAACCTCCGAAGGAAGAAAAGCCTAAGAGTCGATTCCAAGAACGTATCAGTGAACTCACGAATCGTGCTAAGGCTGCCGAAGCCCGTGAAGCGGAACGTGATGCAGAGATTGCGCGGTTAAAGGCGCTTCTCGAAGGTAAAGAAACCAAGCAAGAAGAACCGGTCAAACCGACGGCTGAACCCGAAGGTCCGACCCCCGACGACAAAAACGCCGACGGTACTGACAAATACCCTCTCGGTGAGTTCGACCCCGCGTATGTCCGAGACCTCGCTCGTCATGCGGTTCGTGTAGAACGCGAAGCGTTAAAGGCTGCCGAAGAACAAGAACGGCAGGTACGCGAAGAGAACCAACAACGCCAAGCCCTGATTGATTCTTGGGCTGTCAAACTGGAAGAGAAGCAAGAAGCGCTGCCTGATTTTGCCGAACGCAATCTCGAACTGCAAGAAATCTTCTCGAAAGCTGACCCGGCTTATGCCGACTATATCGCGTTGACTGTGATGTCGATGGATAAAGGTCCCGAAGTTCTTTATCACTTGGCTACTAACCCTGAAGAGGCACGCAAACTTGTTAAAATGAGTGCCGCCCAAGCAACGCTGGCTCTCGGAAAGATTGAGGCTCGGTTTGAGCTGCAAGCTGAAGAGAAAACCAAGAAACTGAAGGTGTCAAACGCCCCCAAACCGCCTGAACGTCTTAATAAAGGGACGCATGTCAGTCGTGAGGTGAAGGATGACACTGACGACTTAGACGCTTTTTCCCGCAAATTCTTTAAAAGCGGGAGGTAACCAAAAGGAATAAACTAAATGTCGAATACTATTACTGTTGACCAGGCAAAACTGGTTCTTAACGCGTTCTGCGCGACCTTCCAAAACAACCTTCTCGCTGCCGAGACGGTGACGTGGCGTAAGTTTGACCGTGAAATGAACGACCGCAACGGTCTGACTGTCGTCGAGCAGGTGCCGCCCCGGTATAACGTGACCCAGACGGTCAATGGTGTGGCTGACTTTACGGCAACGGGCACCCAAGATACGGTCTTTGGTTCGGAACAATACCGAGTTGACCGAATTTTCGGTTCTAGCATGGGTTGGGGTGATTATCAAAAGATTAAGGATATCGGTGACGCCCGTGAGTCGGAAGCGATTAAGGCTGCCGCCACCCAGCTTGCCGAGCAAATCGACGCCTACGTGCTTCGTGAAGTCGCTCTCGCGGCCAACAACTGGACCGGTACGCCGGGTAACACCGTCGCTACGTTTGATGACGTCGCCAACGGCTATACTCGTCTTAAAGAAGAAGGTGTTGATGACGCCGACCTTCGTGCTGTCCTGACTTATCAAGACCGTCAAGCTCTGGCGGACTGGATTGTGGACAACAACGACTCGGCGCTTTCCGGTGCTGAAGGCGTGTATCGTGCGGGCTTTAGTGGTAAGGTTGCCGGTATTCCGACGATGTTCACTCAACAGCTTCCTACGCTGACTACGGGTACTCGTGCGGCCACCGGTGGTACGATTAACGCCGCCAACCAGAACGTCAACTATCGCGATGTCGCAATCTCTCCGGCTCCGGGTCAGTATATGACGCAGCTCCTGAACATTCGGGTGTCGGCGTCGGGGACGGAAACCCTGTCGGATGGTGATGTGTTTACGATTGCTGGTGTTAACGCTTACGACAACCGTCTGCAAGCAAGCCTCGGTCGTCTCCAACAATTCCGGGTTATTGGTAACTACACGGCTGTCGCCGGCGTTATCTCTAACGTCCGTATCTACCCGGCAATTATCGTTCCGGGTACGGGTACGGGTAAGAACCCCGGTGTCAACACCGCCAACGCGACGGTGACGGCTGTTCCGGCGAACGGTGCCGCAATCACCTTCCTTGGTGGGCCGGCTGCCCAGGTTCGTCCGCGCTTTGTCAGCCAAAAGCAGGCTATCGTCTGCAACACCGCCGACCTTATCATGCCGGCTACCGGTATTGGTATGCGGAAAGCACTGACGAAGGTGCCTCTGTCCGTCCGTATGTGGAAGAACTCGGACTTCAATACGGGTCAACACAACGTCCGGTTTGACGTCGCTATTAATGCGAACGTCCGCGACCGTCGGCGTATTGTCCGTATTAACGGCGCGTAATTAGATATGGCGGGGGCCTTTGCTTAGGCATTGCGCCCCCGTCTTTCTTTAAAGGAGGTCACATGTTTTATCGCGAACGTTATACTGCATACCTGATGGGAGTCAATGCTTCTCTTAAAACTACTCGGTCGAGTATTGGAGGGTTTTTGGCTAAGACGGCAGGTACTATTACCATCGTAGACGATGACGGACGGACGATTGTAGACGCCCACCCTGTCTCGGCGGGTCTGTATTACCCTCTTCCGTTTCTTCTGCAAACTGAAACCGGAGCCACGGTGACGCTGGCTGGCGGCGCATCTGGGACGTTGGCTGTCTAATGTCTGTCTCTACCCACGTCATTGCATGGATGGGAGCCTCTAGTGGTCCGCCTCCTTCTGGGACGTGGATTCTAGAGACCTCTTTTTGGGCAGACTCGGGCGAGTGGCTCGATAGTAGTAGCTGGATTGATTGATGGCACAAGAAATTATCAATAATGGAGAATCTGGCCTAACTGTCCGGACCAAACTTAACAACAACTTTACAGATTTGTATACCGCCGACACAGTCTTAGAAGGCGATATTCAAAACATCAACGATAATTTTGCGGCGGCTACCCGAGGAAATGTAGAGTCGATGTTAATTGCGGGTACTAACATTTCGTTTGTGTATTCAGGGTCTGGTGCTACCCGTCAGTTAACTATCAGTTCGTCTGGGGGTGGGGGAGGACTAACCCAAGCCCAAGTTTTAACAAGGAGTTTGGGATGCTGATTCTTACTCAAACGACAGATAGTGTCGAAATCTTACTTGATGCTGCTCCGGTTTCTCAACTACCTGTTTTGACAACCTATCGCGATGTCGATACTAGTAATTACAACCCCGGGCGTACAGTCATTAATACGTCCGGTACTACGCCTGTAGCTGTCGTACCTGCGCCTGCAACGGGGTTTCAACGAGTAGTCGACACGATTAACGTCTATAACCCTAATGTCGCTAACGTCACGTTGACGATTCGATTTAATGCTAACGCGTCGTTGTTTACACTTCATCGTGTAACACTTGCTCAAAATGAGCGACTCCAATATCAAGAAGGTGTGGGATGGCAAACGTTCACGACGGCGGGCGCTCTTAAAAACTCGCTCAACCAAGGAACAAACTCTGTTTCTACGGGCAACAGTCGGGCAGTGTTAGGGTCGGACGTAGTCAACAGCAACTCGGTTGCGAACACTATCGCTGATATTACCGGTCTTCAGTTTCCTGTCGTGGCTAACCAACGTTATGGTTTTAACTTTGCTATTCGGTGGAGTTCGGCGGCTACTACGACTGGTGCACGCTTTAGTATTAACGGGCCTACTCAAAACGAACTTGCTTATATCTCTCGGTATGCTTTGACGGCTACGACTGAGACAGTAAACAACTGTAACGGGTATGACCAACCGGCTGGTGCTAACGCTTCGCCTGCCTTTACTGAGAGTAATACGGCAAACATTCAGGGTATTATTCGTCCGACGGCAGACGGTAACGTCATTGCTCGTTTTGCGTCTGAAGTTGCCAATAGTGCTATCACAGCTCGGGCAGGCTCGTACGTAGACTTCTGGACTATTTAAGGACTTTCTATGACCCTCGTTTCGGAAATTATTACTGACGCATATCGACAAAGCAACCTTCTGCCTATTGGCGTCGCGCCGACGACTGCTCAGCAAGACGAGGGTTTGCGTTATCTACAACGCATTGTATTGTCTACGCGTGGAAACGAAGTTGGTGAAAACCTCCAACCGTTTGCTATCGGCCGACAAGATATTGAACGTCCATCGGGGTGGCCTTGGTACGACGGTACACCACCCGCCGACTGGTTTGTTCCTGAAAACACCAAACTGATGTGTAATCTTGACGCTCCCGCCACCGTCTATCTGCACCCGCAACCGGACGACGGTGCGAGATTTTCGGTGCTCGATATTGCACAAAACTTTGACACGAACACTTTGACTATCGAAGCAAACGGGCGTCGGATTGAAGGTGTTAGGTCGCTTGTTTTGAATACTCCCGGCGATAACAAAGAATGGTTTTATAGAGAAGATTTAGGCGAATGGGTAGTAGTCTCTCCGATTACATTGACTGACGTCTTTCCCTTCCCCGCCGACTTTGATATGTATTTTATCGCCATGCTGGCTATGAATCTAAACCCTGCCTATGGGGTTACGATGGACGACCAGACGGCTACGATGATGCGACGGGCTAAACGGCAACTGGCTGCCCGTGATCA